CATTCGATTATGATTTCCAAAGCATGGGTGATGGAGCAACTATTCCAAATCCAGAAACAAGTTCAAACGGCCATATATTAATATCAACTGCAAACTTCTATGCTGGTGAATTGGCAACAATATTAATCGATCTAAAGAAAGCCGGTGAAGATTATGATCAAGGTCAAACAGCAGATCCATATGCATTTAACAGAAGACCACTATAATGAAAAACATCATACAGTTAATCAAAGAACATAAGTTTACAGAAGCAGAAGATCGAATCAATAGTCTTATTCCATTAATTATGGAAAAAAAGATTTTTGAAATGAAAAAAGCTGTTGCAGCTAAGATGAGTGAACAGATGGGTGTTGGTCCAACAATGCAAGATAAGCGTGAATCTGGCGTTGTAGAAGAAAAAGAAGAAAAGTCTGAAGAAGATGATGATAAGGAAGAAAAAGAAGAAGAAGAACTAGACGAAGCTCGCATTAGTATTGTTAGAGCTAGAGTTCGTGGTGGTAAAATTCAACGCCGCAAGAAAGTATCAAATGTTCCTGGGATGACTTTGCGTGGCGGAACATTGAAGCGTATGTCTGCTGCCGAGCGCCGTCGTAGAAAGATGGGCGCTCGTAGAGGTAAAGTAAAGCGCAGAGCAAAGCTTTCCAGATCATTGATGAAGCGTAAGCGTTCATTACAAAAAAGAAAATCATTAGGACTATAAAAATGAAACTTATAAAAGAAGAAGTTTTAAACGTTCAGTATCTTGTAGAAGAAGATGGTAAAGGTGGTAAAACCCACTCTATTGAGGGCATTTTTATGCAGGCTGAAAAACAAAATAGAAATGGTCGTGTATATCCACGTCATATTCTTAGCAAAGAAGTTGATAGATATAACAAAGATTATGTAACAAAAAACCGCGCTTTTGGTGAACTTGGACATCCAGATTCACCTACAATAAATTTGGATCGTGTATCACACATGATCACAAGTCTTAGACCAGACGGAAACAACTTTATTGGTAAAGCCAAAATCTTAGATACTCCCAATGGTAAAATTGTGAAAAGTTTATTAGATGGAGGAGCAAGTCTAGGTGTGTCAACAAGAGGCGTAGGGTCTCTTAAGCCAGCCAACGGCTTTCAACTAGTTCAGGACGACTTTCATTTGGCTACAGCGGCCGATATCGTTGCTGATCCCTCAGCTCCAGACGCATTTGTCCAAGGTATTATGGAAAATGCAGAATGGATTCTAACTAATCAAGGTTGGAAAGCAATGCATCAAGAACGTGCTAGAAGAATGCTAAGAGAAGCTTCTAGTAACGACATTGAAGAAGTTGCTTTGAAAATCTTTGAAAACTACATCTCTAAACTTTAAATAATATAAATAAAAGAAATAAAGGAGTAATCTAATATGGCAAAGTCATTAACTGAAGCTGCAAGAGCAGTCCTAATGAAGGAAGAAACCGCTCTAGCTGCTACATTAAAGCCAGGCTCAAAGTCAGTAGACCCAGCACAAACACTTGGTTCTGCTACTAAGCTTGCTGATCCAGTAGTTCAACCAAACGGCACTGATGGTTCAAATCTTGGTGCTGCGGCTGCTGCTGGTATTAAAACAGACACAACTATTAAGAAGGCAACAAAGCCTGAACCAATGAAGAAGAAGGCCGAAGTAATGGAAGAAGATGTTGAGGAAACATCCGAAGTTGTTTCTGAAGAAGCTGCTGAAGAAATCAACGAAGATGAAGTTGAACTATCAGAAGAACTAGAATCATTTATCGACCAGTGCCTTGAAGAAGGTATGGACGAAGATCAGATTGCAGTAGCAATCGAAGAAAACTTTGAGTTTGTTACCGAAGAGACAGAATCAGAAGAAAACGTAATGGAAAATTACGAAGTAGACATGTCTGAACATGTTGACGCTCTTCTTGCTGGCGAAGAACTATCAGAAGAATTCCGTGCTAAGGCTACAGCTATCTTTGAAGCCGCTGTTAAGCAGAAGGTCGCAGAAGAAGTTGCTGTTCTTGAAGAAGCATTTGCTGCTACTCTTGAAGAAGAAGTTGGCCGTATTGAAGAAGAACTTTCAACAAATGTTGATGACTATCTCAACTATGTTGTTGAACAGTGGACAGCAGAAAACGAAGTTGCTATCGAAGCAAGTCTTCGTTCTGAACTAACCGAAGAATTTATCTCTGGTCTTCGCAATCTATTCGTTGAACACTACATCGATATTCCTGAAGAAGCAGTATCAGTTGTAGAAGAAATGGGTAACAAGGTTGCTGAACTAGAAGAAAAACTAAATGAGGAAATTGAGCGTAGTGTTGCACTAAGCAAGATGCTCAACGAATCTAAGTCTAATGAAATTTTACTTAATGCTTGTGATGGATTGACAGATACACAGGCAGAGAAGTTAAAATCTCTTGCTGAAGGAATTGAGTACGCTGATGCAAATGAATATGCTCAGAAGGTTTCTATTCTTAAGGAAAACTATTTCTCAACATCAGTTAAGTCCGATCAGGTTCTAGATGCTGCTGAATCATCAACAGATGGTAGAGGTATGATTTCTGAAGAACTAAACGGCCCAATGGCTGCATATGTTAGATCGCTTGGTAAGACAGCACCAAGATAACGAAATTATAAATATTAGAAAAGTAAGACTTTAAAGGAGAATACTAAAATGTATCTTACAGAACAATTAGAACAGAAGTGGGCACCAGTGCTTGATCACGCCGGTGCAAATCCAATCAAGGATTCTTACCGTCGTGCAGTTACAGCCCTTGTCCTAGAAAACCAGGAAAAGGCTATGGCTGAAGAAGGTCGTATGCTTAACGAATCTGCACCAACAATGTCTGTTGGCACAGGCGGTTTTGGTGGCGGCGCTTCAGCCGGTGGACCAGTTGCAGGTTACGATCCAATCCTAATCAGCTTGGTTCGTCGCGCTCTTCCAAACCTAATGGCTTATGACATTGCTGGCGTTCAGCCAATGACAGGTCCAACAGGACTTATCTTTGCAATGCGCTCACGCCGTGGCACAAATCGTGGCACAAATGAAACATTCTTTGATGAAGTACTATCGGACTTCACATCACAGAACTCAGCAGCTGGTTTTACAGGTGTTGGTTCTCACGTTGGTAATAACCCTGTTTCAAACACAGCAAACAATGACGCTTACACAACTGGTAAGGGTATGACAACATCACAGGCCGAAGCTCTTGGCGATGGTGGCACAGGTAATGCTTTTGCTGAAATGAACTTCAGCATTGAAAAGGTAACTGTAACTGCTCGTAGCCGTGCGCTAAAGGCAGAATACACAATGGAACTTGCTCAGGATCTTAAGGCTGTTCACGGTCTAGATGCTGAAACAGAACTTGCAAACATTCTTTCAACAGAAATCCTCGCTGAAATCAACCGCGAAGTTGTAAGAACTGTTTACCGTTCAGCCGTTGTTGGCGCTCAGTACGGTGTAACAACCGCTGGTACATTCGATCTTGACACAGACTCAAACGGCCGTTGGTCAGTTGAAAAGTTCAAGGGTCTTGTATTCCAGATTGAACGTGAATGCAACGCAATCTCTAAGGCAACAAGACGTGGTAAGGGTAATATCCTTATCGTTTCTTCAGACGTTGCTTCTGCTCTTGCTATGGCTGGTGTTCTTGATTACACACCTGCTCTTAACGTTAACCTAACAGTTGACGATACTGGCAACACATTCGCTGGTACAATGCACGGCCGCGTTAAGGTCTACATCGATCCATACTTCGGTGGTTCATCAAACGGTGACGAACTATGTACAGTTGGTTATAAGGGTACTTCACCTTATGACGCTGGTCTATTCTACTGCCCATACGTACCTCTACAGATGGTACGCGCAATCGGTCAGGATAACTTCCAGCCAAAGATCGGCTTCAAGACACGTTACGGAATGGTAGCCAATCCATTCGCTAAGGGTCTAGACGCACTTTCAGACCTTGGCGACTCAATCACAGATACAGTACGCTCTAACCAATACTACCGTATCTTCCGCGTTCGCAATCTTACCTAATAATAAGAAGAAACGCAGAAACAACTTGGGCGGTGGCAACACCGCCCTTTTTGTTTATATAAATATTACCAGAGGTATCAAATGACAACAGAATCATTCATTACTAGAACTCCAGAAAATACAAGTTTGCTTCAAGCGACTAAGTATACATTTACTGTACCTAATCTTCCTTTTGCCAAATACTTTTGTCAGTCTGTTGTCATGCCGGGTGTATCCACTGGCGCTGTTCCAGTTTCTAATCCTTTTTCAGACATATACCGACATGGTGTTAAACTGACTTATGATGAGCTTAGAATTACTTTTATTGTGGACGAAGATTTAAGAGTATGGCAAGAAACATATAACTGGTTAAGAAGTGTGGCATTACCAACAACATTTAAAGAATATGCCAAATATAGTAACTCACAGAATCCAATTTACTTTGATGGTATTTTGACCATCAATACAAATTCAAATTTACCTAATGTTAGATTTAAGTTTAAAGACTGTCATCCTACAAATTTAAGTGGCATAACATTCAATACGGCTGATTCTGCTGATAATACTATCACAGCCGAACTTGGTATCAGATATGATTATTTTGATATTGAAAGATTGTAGTTGACATTTACCTAAAAGTGTAGTATAGTAATATACATTTTTTGTAATGGAGATAGAATGAAACCGCCAGTGAATATAGAACTGCTTATGGAAGAGTGGATCAAAGATGTTTCTTTTGATGAAACTGAACCACAAAAAGCCATGGCAAACATATCAAAGCTTCACGCCAAGTATCTGCGTATCCTTACACACCACAACCTTTTAGCCAAGAAATTACAAGCTGATTATAATTCACGGCGTAAGATCAAGTGGGAATACTATTCTGGTGATCTAAACAATCCAGAAGACCTTGAGCGTTATGGTCTGGAACCGATGATGAAGAAGGTACTCAGAGCGGATTTACAGCACTATCTTGATTCTGATACTGAACTAAATAACACACTACTGAAAAAAGTTATGCATGAAGAGATTGTAGACTTCTGTAAGAGTGTCCTGAAAGAACTTAATAACAGGACATGGCAGCTTAAGTCATTCATGGATTGGGAAAAGTTTATAGGTGGACAGTAAAATTATTATTAGAAATGTGAACGAGGCTTATGTTGGCATTGTCTGTGAAGATGGTGTAGCATATGAGCTTCGTGAAGCATTTACATTCCAAGTGCCGGGGTATCAGTTTACTCCACAGTACAAAGCACGACTATGGGATGGAAAGATACGTTTATTTGATATCCGAACGAAACAACTCTATCGCGGTCTAGTACCGTATATAGCTAAGTTTTGTGAGGAAAGAAACTATGAATGGGATTATGAAAATGAGGATTTTGATGAAGAGTTCTCATTAGCGGAAGCAAAAGAATTTGTAGAAAAACTAAGGCCGAAACATGCTCCAAGAGATTATCAGTTGGATGCATTTGTTCACGCAATTCGTACACGAAGGTCTTTACTTCTTAGCCCCACTGCAAGTGGTAAGTCTCTTATTATTTATCTTCTATCTCGTTTTCTCAAACATAGAGGGTTGAAGAGAGGTCTTATCATTGTTCCTACTGTTTCTTTGGTGGAACAATTAGCAGGTGATTTTAAAGAGTATAGTGAAACGAATGGTTGGGACGTTGCTGTAAACGTACATAAAGTTTATCAGGGTCAGGAAAAAGATACAGACAAGTTCCTGACTATCTCTACTTGGCAGTCTTTATACAAGATGCCAAAACAATGGTTCGCGCAGTTTGATTTTGTAATCGGTGACGAAGCTCATCAGTTTAAGGCCAAGTCTCTAACAGATATTATGACAGGATTAAAAAATGCAAGATATAGAATTGGAACAACCGGCACCCTTGATGGGACCAAAACCCATCGTTTGGTTTTGGAAGGTCTTTTCGGATCTGTTCGCAAGGTCATTACCACAAAAGAGCTTATGGATGCTAAACACCTCGCTGAGTTCAACATCAAGTGCCTTCTTCTCAGACACGGTGAATCAATCTGTCAAGCGAGTAAGACTTTCACCTATCAGCAAGAAATTGAATACTTGGTACTTAATGAGTCCCGAAATAGGTTCATTAGCAATCTTGCGGTATCCCTCAACGGAAATACCCTCGTCTTATTCCAGTACGTTGACAAGCACGGAAGAATACTCCATAACATTATCTCCGAGAAAGTTGGATCAGACAGAAAGGTATTCTTTGTAAGTGGTGAAACAGATGTGGACATACGCGAAGAAGTTCGTAAGATCGTTGAGTCGGAAACAAACGCTATTATTGTGGCTTCTTTTGGTACTTTTAGTACTGGAATCAATATTAGAAATCTTCATAACATTATATTTGCTAGCCCGTCTAAGTCTCGGATAAGAAATCTACAGTCTATCGGCCGTGGACTTAGAAAGTCTGATACAAAAGAATCGGCACAATTATTCGATATAGCAGATGACATGCGATACAAGAAACATGAGAATTATACTTTAAAGCATTTTGCGGAACGTCTTAAGGTGTATACGGAAGAGAAGTTCAATTTCAAAATTTATAAGATTGAGTTAAAAGGATAAAAATAATGGAATCAGAGATTCAGTTTCTAAGACTAAAAAGTGGTGAAGATTTAATAACGGAAGTTCAAGAAACTGATAAGACTATGGTTCTTATTAATCCTTGTAAGATACTTTACTTGAAAGGAAGCAAGAGTGGATTTCTTTCTATCTCTCTTATGCAATGGGTA